TCTTTGGATACTTTCCAATATACCAAGCGGGGAATAAGTAAGAAGCAAATTCAGATTTAGTATGACGTGGTGGCATGTTGATTATGAGCCTCTTTGCTTCTCCGTCAGCAATCTCTTCGAAAGATTCTGCAATAATCTGATGGTGCCCGAACTTCTTTGGGTCCTTTGTTTTACGATAAATAAAATCTTGCCAAACAGACTCTGCAAAAACTAAAAAATTAACCTGGCATAACTTGATCCACTCTAATTGTTTTTTTAGAATTATATCTTTTAATTCTTCTTCATTTAAGTTTTCTATTTTCATCTCGTTTGGGACCCTAGTATATTTGTATATCCTACTTTGTAAACCCTTTCGCCTTTAAAAACCTAGCCTGGCTTGAACAAGTGTACTAAACTTTTTCAAGATGTTGTCCTTGAACTCGTCAACCAATGGGTTGCCAACATTCTCAAGTATGTGCTTTTCACACTCGCCCATTAATAGTTGGAACATGATTTCATAGTTGAGTTGTTTTTTCTGTCCATTGTCCACCACCATGTCAGCTAGTGATGTAGGTGCATTAGAGTTTAACTTTTCACTCAATACATTAGCTATGTTTATCAAATCATTATTGGGCATTTGATACCTCGCCAATAGCTTTATACTCAGCATACTCTATTTCTTTTTGGTGTGCATTCCATAAATCTAAATGTGATAATTTAAATTTATCTTTATCAAAAGATTTTCTTTTTCTGTTAATCTTTTGTAATCCAAAACTATTTCCATGCTCGTCTTGAACAATAATTAAGTTTTGGTTTGTTCTATCAAATAGATTAACAACATGCTCTTTCATGCTATCTAACTCTTTGTTAAGTCTATTTGCTTTTCTTTCATGCTATCTAACTCTTTGTTAAGTCTATTTGCTTTTAGCTTTAGTGTTGCATAAGCTAGGACTACTTTTTTTTCGTCTTGCTTTAGCTTTTTTGCTGTTTGCATTTTTACCTCTTTGTTAAGTTATGTATTTTTATAAATACCCTCTCTTTATACATCTCATGTAATCTTATGCAATAGTTAATTTATCTTTTTTTTAATCTCTTTAATAGGCTTTGGCTTATCTCCATTAATACTAATACTAACATTCTCCGACCCCTCTATTTTATCTATTTTATTTGTAAGAAAATTAATGAAATTTTCTTCCCACGCTGTGCCGTCTGCTGTCAGTTGTTTAGTTTTATCCTTATCAACCTTGCCACAACGAGAACGAGACGAGGCGACATCTGTCGCCTCGTTAATTTTATTTTTAGCCATTACCAACTACACCAATATTCAACGACCTTTTTCTCATTGATAGCTTGTTCACAGAACTTCAAGAACTTGACATCTTGTTCTTTGTACTCTTTGACGCTTTCCTCTTGGAACTGTTGACCCCAGAAAAACCCATCTGTTGCCTCGTAATCTTTGAAGTCATTTGATATAGCTTCTGCTAAATCTTTGACTACTTCTTCTGTCATATAACAAGGTGCTTCACAATCTCCATTGAAACCTAAATGACCTAAGTCGCCTTCGTGTTTATGACTTGTGTTTTGTTCATTCCATTTGGTAGCCATGAACTGCTGAAGCCTTGCGTGTTTTCTCCAGACAAAAATATTCTCTTGATCGTCATCATCAGAGTAATATTTCTTCCAATCTATTTGCTCACCTCGAAGATGTGCGTGTTGATCTAATCCCATTTTTTTCTCCTTTGTTGATTAAGTCTAATGTCTTATCGTATCTTATATATCAATGCAACAATTATCTTTTAGAATCATTCTAAACTAGAAACCCAACCATTCTTACCACAGCAGTTTCACCTGCTGGGGCTCAGCTCTATAGTAATCCAACACAGATGTTATCCATTCACTCAAACGAGACCGAGCTTTACCATCAGACCTTCCAGCGCCAGTCCTGTACTCCATTGGTAGCTGGTGCTGCATGGGGCCAGCTCTAGAAACGAGACGACATGTGGGCATCAGAGTATACCAACGAGCGAGAGCATCAGGATCCCAGTGCCCGCTAAGGTGAGTCCTGGGAACATGAAGAGAAGGCACAGCCAGACGACAACGATGGTCACTCTCCTGCAGCTTCTGCTGCGGGACCGTCATCCTTCACCTCCGATTCTTTCCAGGTATTTCCATTAGCGATGCAGCGAGATCCGGTGCCACCGGTAAGCGCGTATACTTTTCCTTCTTCAGGTTTGTCTTCCTTAGGCTTTGATTCGTCTTTGATGTACTCTGTACCATAGTAATCATTCATCTGCTGTATTAGTTTTTTACTTATCATGTAGTTCTCCTTTGGTTAAACACCATCAGGTGGAACAAGACACTTGCGCGGCCATGGCATAACAGTCTCACCTGAAGGTGCGATGTATATATAAGACACGATGGGAGACCTGTCAACCCATTTCTTTTATTTTTTTTAATCTTTCTTCGAACGACCATTTCTTTTCATCGGGTAATTCTTTTATCATCTGAGTTACCAGCTCCTGAAGACTGGTAACCTGCTGCTGGAGCCCATCTAACTTAGTGTTGTAAGAACGAGCTTTGTTCTCTCCTCGAACGAGATCCAGTGCATCAAAATCTATTGCCATATATTCTCCTTTGTTTATCGCACCATACGACATCATGGGATACCTGTCAACCACGAAGTTCTCCTGAGCTGGACGTCCCCTGAAGCTGACGCTGCGGGGGCTCACCAGTGGCCAGTAAACGAGAACGAGGTTTGTCCATAAACGAGAACGAGAAACGAGAGCTTCACCTGCTGCTGGTCCCCAGGCCACTGATCAAACAAAGAGGGAAAAGATCAGTGGCCAGGGCACGAGAACGAGAGCTACGCTGCATCAGGACTGGATCCCAGCTCTGTTAGCATCCTTCGCTGGACCATTGGCCATTGTAACGGGAACGAGAACGAGGCAAACGGGACGAGGGAACGAGGATCCGTGAAAACGGACACCGGTCTGTACAGTCTAAGAGACTTCTGCAAGAGGGTCTCTTTCAAGATAATAACTTTGCCACCAGCCATTATATATTTATTGATCCATACAATTTGCCATTTATTAAGCTTGGGATAACTGAGTGAATCTGATTTCATTTCAATCCAAAATACTTGATTGGACATGACTGCGTGTATATCTGGAATACCATTGATTGTGCTAGATTCTATGCGAGTTAAGAAGCAATCAGTCAGTCCTTTCTTAACCTTTTGCCATAGTCTTGTTTCCCCATTTTTATTAGACATGATTAAGTAAGTTTTTTATAATTTAATTTTCCTAATTGATTTAATAACTGCTGTTGGGATAATAGTTGTTGCACCGATATTATCAAATGTTGGCTTATCTTTAGACTTGATGTAATCACTAAATATTCTTGTGATACCATTCTTTTGACTAAGTAAGTAACCTTTGGATACACATACAGGTAACATTTCTTTACTTAAATCTTTTGTGCTGCTCCAACCAGCATCACCTTCGATATCCATCCACTCTATTTCTACAAAAGCGTAATCCTCAATTTTATTACCGAGATTCTTAAAATCAAAGTTAAGTATTTTAGATTGCTGTCTCTTTTTTTTACTCATCAATAACTACCTTAATTGTTCCAACAGATGTAAACATGGTGGAGTTGTGTACTTGATTAAACACAGGCAACCACTCAGACCAGCTAGCCTTGTTCAATTTCTGCAACGTCTTCGGACTCAACTTCAATCGTCTTGGCATTGTGGCCATCGATTTTGTTTGATAGTTCCTCGAGCTTTTTTTCAAGTTGCTCACGTGACATACCCTCCAAACCACTAACAGTTACTTCTTTCCTATCAACATAAGCTCCGGCTAATTGACCGGATCTATACTCAGCATTAATAGCGGCAGCGAATTGTTTTTCTTTTTCTGCCTTGTCAGCAATTCTTTCTAACCTTTTGTATCTTCTAAGGTTGTCACTTGTGTATTTTTTTGTTTCTACTTCAAATAATTTATCAAAATATTTAGCTATGTGTGGGCTGTGTTTTCTAGATAACATTCTAGATGCAACAGAACCATAATCTTTTTCATTTGTGCAAACGTAACCTGCACGTTTTAAAGCTTCCGCTTGAGTAATAGAACCCCAGTCAGCAACATATATCTCCACAAACATTTTTTGTTTTGGAGTTAAATCTAATTCAGTTCTTAGTGATTTTTTTTTAAGTCCACCAGGCATTACTTTCTGCCTCTGGGTTTTTTAATTTTACTTTTTATAAAGTATTTAATATCACCTTTTGCAGCGTCTCTTGACTGTGCTTTTATATTTTTACTAGGTTGTGCTTCCATCATTTGTTTAATGGTTTTACCACCACCTCTATAATAAGATTTAGCAGCTTTTAACACTTCCTTACCCAATGAGTTCATCAGTAGAAATTTCTTATACATAATTTTATACTATATAGATTTTTAAGAGTAATGACTAGTTACAGATAACCTACTATTTGCGTTCCCGCAAGAGTGGTGTATCCTAGATACACCATAGATACACCATAGATACACCATCAATATTGATTAAAACCATTGGTACAATTGAATAATAGAACATTAGATACACCAGATACACCTGTTTTACCCCCTGAGCACTTTTCTTTTTCAATCACTCTAGATAATCTATATAGTAGAAATTCTGTTGCATAATTATCACACCTCTTTTCCCTTGTCCGGTGTCCGGTATTCTGTTACATTTTATATGTGTTCATTCACAATAAACATTGGTTAATAACTCCCGGGGGTTTTAGTCATTTTTAGCTCTTTGCATATTGCCCCCGGAGTAAAATTCATTCGTCCCCCGTGACTAGTGACTTAGTCTTTTTAAATTTTCCTTCAATATTAAAGTTTTAATATATCTTCTCTCTTCCTTAGATCCTGCATTTCGATACTTTCTATATAAATCTCTATACCTAATCCATGACTTCTGTAATTTCGTAAAAAAAATTTTCTCACTATCTACCATTTTAAGATATTCACCACGGACAAAATCTGGATCCATGTCAGCTCCCCAACAAACCTCCTGGAATTCTTCGGAATTATCTATAAACCAACAATGACTATCGTATTTATGGTAAGTTTCTTTTTTTAAACCTGAAGCATTTACTGCATCTTCCAAGGCCTGCACCAACACAGCTTGAAATAAACGCTGTTCTGAGTAAGTTTTAGGTTTTACTATTTCTAAAGACAATTTAATGCCCAAAAATTTTAGTAAGCTCGGAGCACAAGTCATACGCTTTTTTCCTATCCATAACAAACGTTTTAGATTTTTTATACCTACTTAATCGGATAGATTTTTTTTCGTACACCCTGACATACAAATTCCACATACGTTCTAAATAGTACATTCTGTCCTCACCGGACATAATATCCATAATAATTATAGAATCTTCGAGTAATCGTCTAACGTGCTTTACATTCATTTGCATAACCACGATGTGGGAAAAGATATGGATTGTAGAAATCTACACCGTGGTTAAGCATTCTTAACGACCAGCTTGATACCTTTAGCTTGCGCTATGGTTTTTCGCCCTGATCGCCATCTATCCTCGATTTTATCAAGGAAAGAAAGACTGAAATTTCCTAAACCAAAGTCATTTCCACAATACAACTGAAACATCAAACTTGTTAACTCATCATACGTTTTCTTATTTGGACACACCATCACTAGCTTGTCCAACGCATGGTTCAATGCTTCTTCGCTACTTCTCTTAATAGCTTTACCCACAAAAATATCCTTTTATTAAAGTTAATTTAAGTTTCGTTGTTCTATGAAAATAAAGTGTTTTGAAAGCCCCACTTATTTCATTTAGGCTTAGGAATACTATTTAATTAATAACTATTTTGATTTTGATTGCAAGTAAAAAAAAGGGCCACTCTCGCGGCCCTAATCCAACACCTACAATGTGATCTACTAAGTGTTTGTTACTTACTTCAAGAGTTTCTTTCCTTGGTTAAGTAAATTCTCTTTCATCTTAGGTTCAGCAACACCTTCTTTCTTAGCAATCTTTTTTATAGAATCGCTAACCATTTTTTTAATCATGTTGCCTGGGTTTCTAAGGCCATTCTCACCCATAGCCCTAATAATTGTGTAGGATTCGATATCTACTGCAATTGATTTCCATTTGTTTACGTCCATTGTTTCTCCTATTTGTCTTGATACTCTTTAGTTTTATAAAACTCAACTAAATTAATTTTATTTTTTTGAGTCATTCCTGCGTTATAAATACGTTCAATGATTGCTATGTACTCAGCAGTAGATGTACCTGTTAAAAACCATGAAGATTTACTCTTACAAGCAGTTTTAAATCTTCTATGATCAAACTTAGGATGTTTATCAGCTACAATATAAGACACCACCATGGAACGTTTGAAACGTTTGTTCTTAGTAGACTCCATACCATAAAAGTATTTTTTTAATTGCATCAGCTGAGATCCAATCCTATCACAATGTTCGATACCTCCTGCAGGTATAACAAATCGTCCTGTTTTAAAATCATTACTGATTCTTGACCACAGTGAAGTTTGTTTTAACAATAGAACTACCATCTCTGCAACATTGATTCCATATTGTTGCATTTTGTTTCTACAAATTCTGTAGTCCATTTTGTTTCTTGCGCAGTGTTGATCTAAGTAATTTTCCATAGACCAATTCTTACGACCTGTGTTTAGTCTTGCTACATCTAATGGATCATCTGAGTCCATAATAATAAATGGAATCTTTAGATCTAATTGTTTTCTGGCTTCTAAGGTATGTTGGCCATCAATGACTTCCATGTTTTTATTTACACGAATTGGATCGTATAGATCTTTTTCTTCAATCAACTTTTTTAGTTGTTGCACATGAGCTTCATCTACAGGTCTATTACCTCTAGTTTTTTTGAACTTACTGTAATCAGAAGTTTCAAAAAATTTATTTTGTATTGCTTTGTTCATATCTTTTCCTCCTTGGTTAGTAGAACATTAAATATCCCAATGATGCAAAAATAAATAATAAAACTTTTGCAGGGATAATGGTTAGTAATGCAATAAACATCATACTAAATATCAGGTCTTTCATCGGCACCTCTCTGTTGATCTTGTATAAGTTTATTAGCAATGGTTTCGTTAATTGGATAAATAGGCATGTCTTCAAAGTTCATTGAACACTGCTGCAACATCTTCATAACTTCTTGGTAAGCATCATCTTGATACTCTAATGGTTCTCCACTTACGTCAGTTTTCGGTAGCCGTGATAAAATATTAT